CCAGCCATTCCCATTAAGGAGTTGTCTACCATACCACCCATTTGAAGATTCTTTACTGGTACTACACCACTTGGATTCTGGTAACGAGAGTTAATAACAGGCATTAATTCTTCCATTTCTTTTTTTAATTTTTGTATTCCACTTTTTCCCAAAAGCCCACCATCTGTTAAAACTTGTTGTTGTAATTGTAGGTATCTTTCTTTTGCTTTTCCTGCAATATCAAACATCTCCCTCGTTTCTTTTTTAGCAAGGTTCTCAACAGACTCACCAGCTAAGTATTTAGCCGCCTTAGTCAACCCAGCAATAGGTATAAAATTTCCCTCAGCGATACCCAATGGGTCGTCTTCGCCCATGACACCACCTCTAGTATCTGCATCATACATAGACATTTTAGGGGATTGATTTGCAATAGCCTGTAACGCCAATAAACTCATTAAATTAGATCTTGTATTATCCTGAACAGAACCGCCATCTTTCATATAACCCATGCGATTCCTAACCATTTCTGGTAATTTACCTAAACCGGGGTTATCTTGAGGGACTGATTTGAGTTGACCGCCTTCAGCGTAACCCATCATTTTCTTTACAGACCCACCATGTCCATATTGTTGAACCATTCCTCCACCTTGATAGTTTGGTTTTACCATACCACCGCCATACATAGGAGTGAGTCTCCTCATTGTTTCCATTTCTATTTCATTATCTATGGCATCATGAGCACCGCCCTTAGATTCATTATTTATGTAATTCAATTTATTAGCTCCTACTGCTTTAACTGCGTCTGGTGGAAAGTATAACTCACCATTTGTTAATAACGTATCCTGTGTATTTGACATATCACCCTGATCTGCCTTATACATACTGGCTATCTTTTCAAGTTGCGGATACATTTGAGAACTTTCATAGTTTAGTATAAAAGAACCTATGGGTACTTTTGCTTTTCTAGTGTCTGTTCCGGGCATTACTCTTTAATCTCAAAGTGGGGAAAATCATCGAACTTATTGTCCTCAACTTCCCATCGTCCTTTTTCTTCGTACATATCCCAATTTCCACCCCATCTTAACTTAATACCCATACCACGGGCAATTCCAAGCACAAAGCCAGCAAAAAGTGTTTGACGTTCTCTATCCTCCCAATCGACAGGATAAGGGGTAACATCAGCGGCTTTAGAAGGACTAGCGTTGTGGCGACCATTAGGATACTTAACTTTAGTACGGCTTTTATTAAATAAATCATTTTGTCTTTCCTTTCCCCTATGTCCCTCCAAAATACTGCAATCAACATACTTAATGACTTCATTGAAGACATCCTGCAATCGCTCATCACACGTTGCTAATCGTTGTTTTGATCTATTTGAGTATCTTGGCATAGGTGTATTTAGCTAGGTTATGTTAACAAGAAAACCATTAAGGTACAAATATTATTTTACATTCTCGACCCAGTCATCCAATTATAGGCTTTGGTGGTTAACTTCTTAATAGGTTGGTCAGATGCGTTTTCTAAGGCTTCTATAGTCGTTCGTGCACTTTTAGGGGGCTTTGCATAGTAATCTGCATAATACAAGGCATCCATTACATCATCGTTTCTAGGTTTAGGGTGTTCAAAGAATTCATCTACGAGTTCAGTCATTTCTCTCTGGATGTAAAGTTTTTTAGAGTTGACAATAGGCCCTAAGCTAGTTTCAAGTCTATCTTGTTTTTTTATTCGAGCAGGAGGCTTAACTCCCTTAAATATTCCGGGCAATAGTCTTTTTTCCGTTGCAGATAGTCTTGTTACCATGTCTCTAACCATCTCCTGAGCTGCTACGGTTTCAATAGTGACTCTTCGAACAGGGGTATACTTATTCGCAAGTCTTATGATTTCTTTTGGAACATCAAAAGTAGGGATTCTTTCCCTAAAGTACTCTAGGACATATCGATTATTACTTGAGTCTATCCCCATAACCAGTATAACTTGGAAGTCTGAGGTTTCTGAGGCAGTGGCGGCTAAGTCAACACCTATGTAAATATTTAATGGGATTGCACTCTCTCCATCAACTAAGTAATTAAATCGTGATCTAGACTCTACTCGACCACCGTAATACTGTAGCCTGTCTATTTTAAAAGAAGCATTGCTAATATCCCTAGCGTCATTCATATACTCTTGAGCAAATTTATTTACCAAACCTGCTTCTATAAATTCTCGCTTCTTACCTGCTAACTTCTTTAAAGAAAACTGTTGTGGCCAAATAGACTTACCTTTTTCTATAGCCCTATGGAAAACAACACTCCAAGGGTACGTTCTGTTTTCTTCTTTAGCTTTTTTATTTCCATCTACTACTGCTTGTAAGAAACTATCAAAGTGTACAATCGTTCCTGACAGCCAAATCCACCCCTCTCTGCCCGGAGTTTCTTCTAAGGCAGGGTACACTGTGGATACGATCCATTTCTTGATATCTGCACGTCTTTCGGGCGTTTTAGTGTTAAGCTCTGATTCAAAGTCATCAAGGACAATACCTGTGTATCTAACATCCACCTCTGCACGACCTCTTAAACGCTGTGAGGTTCCCTTAGCAATGAGCCTATCTCCTTTAGGAGTTACAATGTCTTTCTCTGTCCATCGTTTTCCCATCGTACTTCCATCTAAATTACCAAAATAGTATCTTAGTCGTTTGTTCATCTCAAAATGGTTGCGTAGGTACTTAAGGTGATCAATAGACTGACTTTGTTCTTCAGATACCCATGCAATAAAATGTTGCTCATCTTCCTGTGCAAATACTAATTTATGCATAATAGCTGTTTTAGACAGAATAGACTTACCAAACCCCCTAGGCATGATGATACAAGTACGACTTCCCGGCTTTGTTGTGTTGAGTTTTTCTGCTACATCAAAGTGAAAGTCAGGAGAAGCAGACTTTTTTAAATAATCGTTTGGTAAAAAGGCCCTACCAAAGTAAATAAGACTTTTATAGGAGTTAGCAAGAATAGTATCCCTCTTCTGCATCTCTGAAGGAGGGGGTATAATATTAAAATCGCTACTCATCTAGTTGTTTGGGGGCTTCTGGGAGTATTCCTTGCTCAAATGCTTTTAGCTTTTCTCTAGTAAACCCAGTAAACTCTTGTATTAAGGCTACTGAGTCTACTTTTTTGTCTGCAGAAAGCATTCCTGATATTTTCATTAGGGTCTCTATGGCTCTAAGCTTGTCGTTATCCCTAGTGTCTTCTTTGTCTACAATGCCTTTAGTGTTTTCCAGTAAGTAACGCTTAGTAATCCCCACATCTGACATTAAATTTTCTATTTCTTTATCCACTTGATGCCTTATTGTTTTGTTTTTAAGTAATACAGTGGCTCTAGTTCCTGCATGAGCTAAACTTTTGGTATCTGGAAATGCTTTTTTATACGCTTCCTTGGGTTTCATACCATAGGCCACATACTTTGCAAAGTTTTTTCTTTTAAAATTTAAGGGAGCTTGAGTTAATTGTCCATACCAATTTTTTTTAGAGAATCTATAGATCTCATCTTTGACCGTACCCTTTAACTTTGCGTTTTTTGATATGCGAACCATTCCAATAATAGTTCGTATGTAATGACTCTTAACTCCATTTTTAGTTTGGAAGTAATCTCGCTTTAATACTTGTACTATTTTATTGTCATCTGAATAACACCACTGTCCTTCCTCTGCTACTTTCCAATTGTCTTGGATAGTTTCTTGGGGGTGATTGAGCTTAAAGTCTTTTTCTCTTTCATAAGCTAAATGTTTAACCCCTGCAATCTTTCTTTCATGAATCATGCATTTAATTTAATAAAAAAACTTGACAAGCCTATATAGTTAAATATAAATTTATTTAACAATTATTTAATTCCGGTTGAATTATATAATAGTACTATAGTATATATAGTATATATATTATATATAGTATATATAGTATATATAGTAATTATAGTATAGATAGTAATTATAGTATATATAGTACCCGCTTAGTAAAGTAGTACCCGCCTCAGTATAAACTCCAAAAAATTTAAAAAAAATATATTAGTATGTGCGTCTCTCTTTTATTATATCCGACCACCCCCCCAATCGGAATTCAGGTTGAAAAAAATAGGTTGAGTTTTTTGTTTTTATTTTGATGCAGGTTAAAAAAATTAATATATATAATGTACGTAGCTAAATTAATTTACATAAATTAAAAATAACTGTAGA